CTTCAGCTGACAAATCAAGAGTCATTGATTGGGTATGGCTTGATAAATCAAAACCACCCATGAAAAGACGACCATCTGTTAAAACAAAGTTAGCCACTATCTACGGCCCCCGCCTTTACGACCGCCGCCGCCTTTTTTAATTTTTGTTTTTTTATAAGGCATTTACTTTTATCCTTTTTTTTAGGGGATCCCTGAACTTTTTGAATGTGACCACCCATCTCTAAAGATTGAGCAAGCATACCGTCCTGGATGTCAATTACATCGCCTGGCTCTTTACCGTTAATCTTTTTATTTCCAATTATTTTATATTTCATTAACTTGTCCCTTTGGTGTAAACAGTTATGCCCAACCTTGCACCAATTGACTCAACGCCATTCACTGCATAGGTTGCCCCATAATCACTCATACTAGCAACAACAGCAGACGTGTCAGATTGGCCTAGACTAGAATTATTAAAGATAGCTTGGCGGATTGAATTAGAGCCTGAACCATTAACAAAGCCGTCTAATTCATTTTGACCTGAGCGTGAATCTGCACGAGAAACTACAACAATTAAATCAAACTCATAACGGTCAGTACCACGGCCCATGGCCTCAGTAAAATTTATAGAAGTTGGGATAAGAACAGCAGCCGGAACTTGAATCATGTCCTCAACGGTGTCATAAACCCTTAAATTTCCAACACCCGATAAAGTTGTTTTAACAGCAGTCCGAACTGTTGACAATGTAGCCATTAAGCTACACCAAATGAATCCCCGCGTCGATATGGGTCCAACATCCTTGTAATTTGTCTATTTTGACGAACAGCAAGAACACCAAACTCACCAACACCAGCGATCCCTAGGGGAGTGTTTCTCATTGCAAAATTTTCGCTGCTTAACATTAAGGCAGCTTGTCTGACCGGTTCAGGAACCGCAGCAAACCCCCAATTTGCTGTAACTTGAACCGCGGCTCTATTTGATGCACGCGTTGTAGGAAATTCATGAGAACCATCAGTTAATAATTCAATAGAAGTAAAACCGAGTCCTGCAATCCCAAAAGCCTCACCATTTAAAGGCAACAAAAGGAAATCACTAGATGCAACAGTGGTCTCATAAGTACCGTCCTCATTGTCATCATATTTTAAAACCAAACCTGTTGAAGTGGAAATATCATCAACAACAACTTGGTAAGGATTGCTTGTTCTGTAAACTTTAGCGCTTGCGGAACCATCAGCGTAAAATTGACGACCACAAAACGAATCAATTTGACGACACGCTGAATTTACAGCATCCTCAAGCTGGTCATCATCATTTGAATCGCTTATATTTACAAAAGCCTTAATTTCAGCCAGGGTACAATACCCATTAGTAATAGCCATTTATTACTTTTTAGGTTTTGACTTAGCGGCTGGTTTCTTTTTTGATGTTGTTTCTTTTTTAGGTTTCGCTGATGCTGACTCCGGGGCTCCCGCGTCATCTAATATTTTTTTGACAGCAGCTGCTCGCTTAGTTTTTTTATAAAGTTTATAACCCTTAAGCTCCTCTTGCAGAGCTTCAATCATCGCCTTAGAAAGTTTATTTTTAGCCATTTTTTTATTCCTCCTTATTAAAGCTGGGCAGATCGCTCCGCCCAACTTTAAAATCCATTAAAAGGACGGTGCTACCAATCCGGTACCATTTACCATTGTTGTACCAGCCGGATATCTACCTGATGCAAAAGCAACATATCCATAAACAACTAACTTAGTTGTTAAAGAACCGGACCCGACATCGTCGAATCTGAGTCTGAATGGACTGCCAGCCTCTTCAAATAAGATATGGTCATCAGCCTTAACAATAAGAACGATGTCCTCATTGTTGCCTGCACCTGCATCTGTTTGAATGTTGGCGTCGCTTATTACAGGAAGTCCTGCTATTTGTCCAACTACCTGACCGTACTTTGCGGCCTCTCCAACGCCGTATGCGTTATCCGGATTATTACCAGCAGGCAAGACCAATGGTCTTGAGTTGCCGTCAACACCAGCAGATAGGAAACCCCATCTACGTGGATGCATAATAATCGCACTAGCAGCAGCAAATCTGTTGCTGTTAATTTTTTGGATACCATCAATTAGTTTTGGATAGAACTCGCCAACGGTTGGGGATGCATCTGTGTAAGCAACTGTATTTATACCAGTAACTGACTTGATGCCGAGCGGTTGCCCGGAACTTCCTGAACCGTTGATAAGTAAATTATCAAGTTTTGTATAGTAATCGGCGATTAGATCAGAGAACACGATGCCCTCGAGGTCTGTTCCTCTTTCAATTGCTTGTCGAGAAATATCCTGTTGGCCAGCAATGGTGTCAACATTTACAGTAAGTAAAGTGTCATCCATGTTGGTCTCGGATACCGCTGAGTTTTGAGTTGCTTGTTCAGCAGTTGTGGAACCAGTAGTAATCCTTGAAAGTTCAACCTTCATACCTTTATCAGGTAAGGCTGCTTTATTCAAAGCATTATAAACAGGTGCTCCAGCTCTTGCTTTTTCAGCTACTAAATCAGTGAGATACTGCGGAACGACCAAACCAGTAAATGCACCGGTCCCAACGTCGCGAGTTTCCTCTGTTCCTTTTTGATGTCTAAAAATTCTGTCGGATGCTTCAGCATCACCTAGTCTAGAATTAAAAGCATCTGCAAGGAATGAGTTTCCGGAACGCTCATGATATACACCAGGCTCAGATACAACTTCAACAGTTGGCTCTAAAGTTTCCTCAGTGATAGCAAGTGCTGCCCTTGACTCTTTGATTTCCTCTTCAGCTTTTCTCAATTCCTCAGCTTCTTTTATTCTGTCGCCAAGTTCATTGATTGAGTTTTTAAGACCGTCATACTTTAGGGTTTCGTCCTCCGAAAAGTCTCGGTCCTCTTTTTCAGCAACTTCAACGAGTGACTTTGCTTCTTCTACGAGGCCGTTTCTTTCCTCTAACATTTTTTTAATTTTCATTAAAAACCTTTCAATACAATAGTTTTATTTTTATTTTTAGAGTGCCAACAAGAGTGAAAAACGGCTTTTATTGACGGCTCTGCATGTCCCAAATATCGATGTCATGAGCCGCAGCCCTTACGTTTGACCTTGATACTTTAGGCTGAGGCAATAAATCATTTAACTGATTGATTGCTTCTTTTATTTTTGTGACTTGATCGTCAGATGGCTCTTCACTGTTCCTGACTTCCGTCAAAACACCTTGAAGTGCTTCCAGGTCAACTCCACGAATACTCGCAAGAGTCGCTGGGTTAGCCGGCCAAGTTACAACTGAAACATCAAGCAAGCGTAGCTCCTTAAGAGTTCTAGTCTCGCCATCGCTTGAAAAATCGTCTTTGATTGCATGAAAACCAAAACTCATCTCGCTAAGGTCCCCACGTTTTAAAGCGGAGGAAATTTCCGCCACCTTTGGGTTGGACTCGTCCAGGCTTGCTTTAACAAAAAGCCCGTGCTCATCTTCCCTTAATTCTAAAGTTTTTGACTTGGTCCTAGCAAGAGGTATTCCATCATGATTTATTAAAAATTTAACGTCATCTTGTTCATTTAAAGTTTTAGTAAATGCTCCACGGGTTACGATTTCGTTATAAACGCCCCTGGAGTCAGCAACGGAATAAGGATTATCAAAAACAGATGCATACCCAGTAAAAATTAAATCATCTGAGTCAAGCGATGCTTCAGCCCTAAGTTCAAAATATCGTGTTTCTTTACTTTCACTCATGCGCTTAATAATACCAATACCTTGGTCGCCTGGCCGTGGCCTAGTAGAACGATCGTCAGAATGACGGGCCACTTGACGCTCCGCCCACTTCATAGCATCCATTCTAGTGCTAGCAGATAAAGAACCACCCCACAAAAGCCAGGCCACGAGTCCAGGACTCATGCGCTCGCTTTCGCCACTCAGGTATTTTTTAGCAGCATCACCTGAAAAATCAGAAATGTGTCTTTTAAACCAGGCCTGCATCCGCAGCGCTTTATCATGAGAGATAATACCGTCACGCATTTGTCGAGCTTCCCTTTTTGTTTTAGGAGTTAGACCAGCACCTGCAAATTGTAAATTTTCTAATCCGCGTGCTGCATTATCTTTTATAAAAGCTGGTACGCTTATCTCATGCCTGAGATTGTTTTTTTCTTTATCTTTCTTTTTACTGTATTTTGGATGAGCCTCCGGAAGTAAATCATTGTCACCTGTATATTTTGGGTTCTTTGGTTTGTCATTTATTAACAAATAACCAAATGCTTTTAATCTAGCTAAACCCCAGGCATTTCTTGAAACACCAGGACGATGAGATGCAGAAAATGCACCAAAGCCTCTGCGGACAACAGCTCGGGCTGTTCCTTTTCTTAAACGCCGCCACGAACTCATGCCTTTTGAATTTACCTGATCGTTGTGATTTTCAACAATTGTCATAATTGACTTTTCAGTCTGCTCAGAAAACTTAATATTGTTGGTCTTTCCAGTAGCAGAACCGGGTTTATTTTTATCAGACCCTGTTATTTGGTCTTTTTTTGGTGCAGGCTCAGACTCCGCTCTTGCGTCAACAAGGGTCGGGTCATCCTCGCTTTCATGTTGCATGCCTGTAATTTTTTCGTACTCTTCCATTTTCTCACAAGGCATATAAAAAACCTCGCCGTCCACTTCATGAGTATGAGAACCTACGCAGCCAATCTCAACAGCTTTCTCTTCGGCTTCTTTTTTCGTCCCGTATAAATCCTGTTCAGGATACGGCATCAGTTTGAACTTTCCTCGTTTACGTCAAGAACAGGCTCAACAGAATCCGTTCCAACAGGTGGAATATCAGGACCGATAGGTGCTCCTTGAAGTCCAAGGTAAAAGTTGTCGCCACCCTCATAAGGTTCATAATCAAGTTGCTGCCTTATTTCATTTGGAGTAAAGATACCTGAACTAATCGCTGTTTGAGCTGCCCGGATTGTTGTGGCACGATCCCCACGATTATACTCAGATACGTCAAACCTTGCATAAGACGCTCCAGGTAAAAGACTTGAGAACCCCTCTTCAATCCTGGATAACCAGGGGAGTAGGGTATGCCTTACAAATTGGATACCGGAACTCTCAACATTAGAATAAAGACCGCTTGAACCATCAGCATGGATTAAATAACTTGGAATCCTATAAACCCTTGCAATTTCTTTAACAATTTGATCCCTTGCTTTTACCAGTTCATCACCAGCCGCGTCACTAATTGCTTTCCACTTTAGACCACCGGTTAAAACCGCAGGCTTTCTGTTTTTATTATGAGAATTTAACCAAGTAGCCTGTAGGACTTCGGCCTGTTCTTTTGTCATTGCCTGGTCGGTTTCAAGAATTGATGATGGAGTTGCACCTTGACCATAGAACTGACCGATATGTCGTTCCATCGCTAAGGCCACTCCAATAGTATTTTTTTGAGTTTTTAAAGGGCTTACACCTTCATAAGAACCTGGATGAGTGAACCAAGTGAAGTGCAATATATTATTTTTTGTATACATTCGGTCATTGAACTCAAACAATTTTTGATTACCTTGAATTTTTACGTTTACTTTTTCAGGATGAACGATCGCCATTCCAATAGGACGCTCAGCCGTGTCCCGGTCAATAAGAACGAATGCATTTCCATGCAACGCCAAAGATGTGACAAGCTGATGAATAAAATCAAATCTTGATTGGTTAAGGTTTGGAGTTTTTAAAAATCTTGGAGTTTTTAAAGTCAAATTTCTGTCATCAAACTCACGATATACTTTTATTGGAAGTGATGCAATCGAATCAGCAAGGATTGATACACAAGACAAAACAGTTGAAACACCAAGAGCAGTGACTTCATTTACAGACTCACCTGAATAACCAGGCACACCTTGACGTTGAGCAAGTAAATCCTCAAGGTTACCTAAAGCAGCGTCTCGGTTTTCTTTATTTTTACTAAAAATACTCATCGATTATATAAATAACTTCCTACTAATACACCAGCACCCAACACAATCAAAGCCAAAGGTTCGCTAAGCATATAAACACCAGCAGTAATTAAAAATAAACCAGCAACTTCAATAGCGATAAACAATGCTCTCACCATTCTACAATACCAATATTTGAATCTTCGGGTGGCCTAGTTGGAAACGTTAATCTGTCCAGGCACATGACCATCGCAATCGCTCCGTCAATTTTTCGTTTTGATTTACCCTTTGACAATCTAAAACCTCGGTCAGTTGGACGATTAACCGCAGACAAGACTTGATCGTTAAAGGTTGATTGGTTCTTATGCCTAATTCTTTTTTGAACGATCCTGCCGTGAGTTTGTGGAAACTCAACCATCGGAACGTTTAGGTCATAAAGAGCCTGAGCAGAACGCTCAAAAAAAGCAGGGTCATAAGCAACCTCAGACATATTAAAATCAATGTTTAATTGATTTAGGAACGTTTCAATTTCAGCATAGTCAAACATTACTCCATCATTGCGCCAAATTTTAGAATCCAAATAAATCAATCCGGACTCCGGGTCCATTTGACCCCAAACAACAGCAACGCTGTCATGCTTAATGGCCATGTCAACGCCTGCAAATGTTGGAAGTGACGTGTCCATTTCATAAGAATCAGCAAGCTCGGTCCAAAGACCATCAGGCAACCAGGACTCCTCCTGAGTTCGGGTCCACATGTTTAAATGGTACCTTTGAAACTCCGGCAAGGGTAAAGACTTCCTCCTACGTTCTAAGTTTTCAATTGGCCACCAACCACCAGCGATCGCTGGGTTAACTTTGGCCCATGTTGCTGGGTCCTCGAAGTCGTCATTCTCTTCAGGTTCCAACCAGTAAAAATAAAAATCAGGGTCTACAGTTTCGCCTGACTGTTTACGCTTACCCCTTAAGTACAAACCACCACAAAGAGTGTCCAGGTC